CATTCGTCAATATTTACCTATCATGAACAAACTGATTAATAAGTATTTGACGGCCATGGATTTCTTTGTGAACTTTAATATTAATGAATCGTTTGAAGAAACAATCAAATCAAGGCATCGTGACGAGTTTAGTTATGCCAACTTTTCAGAAGGCGAAAAAATGCGGATTGATTTGGCTCTATTGTTTACATGGCGCCAGATTGCCAAATTAAAGAACAGTACAAACACCAATCTACTAATACTTGATGAGGTATTTGATTCGTCTTTAGATGGTATTGGCACAGAAGAATTTCTAAAACTAATTCATGAGATGGGAACTGACACCAATGTATTTGTCATATCTCATAAAGGTGACCAACTGTTTGACAAGTTTAGGTCAATTATTAAATTTGAAAAGAAAAACAATTTCAGTCAGGTGGCAAAATGAGTATATTGAGAGATTATACAAACACTAAACATCGAGAAGCAGAAGCAAAACCATTTGTACAATATTTGTTACATGGTAATATTACGCCAGAACATTATGCTTTGTATCTAAGGCAGATGTCTGTTATATACGGCGCAATAGAATATTTTGCAGAAATATCTCTGTTGTTACATGATCTAAAAGATATTAAGCGTTCAAGTTATATCTATGAAGATTTATATGAACTTGGTCACACAACATATGAACCTATATTGCCAGCAACAGAAAAATATAGACAGCGAATAGTTGATTTGTATTATTCAGACAAGAAAAAAGATATCTTTGCTCATGTGTATGTTCGTCACATGGGTGATTTGTATGGTGGTAAAGCAATTGCTAAACGAGTGCCTGGTTCAGGTAAAGCCTATCAGTTTGAAGATCGACCAGGACTAATTAAAGCAATTGATTCAAAGTTAAGCCTAGATTTGGTTGATGAGGCTTTAATAGGATTTGACCTTTCTATGGGTGTATTTGATGAATTACAGGAGAAAATAAATGAGTGATGTTATTACATTCAACACAGAAGATGCGGTAAAAGTTTCTGAACCCCAAAAACAAATTAATATTTTTAAATTGGTTACAGAAACGGATCCTATTTTAAGTGAAGTAATGCCAGAGTTTGATTTCAATAATTCACCGGTCAATCCTAGTTTGTTTGCTTCGACTTTAGTTGAAAGCTGTAAATATTATCGAGGTTATGGTTTATCGGCCAATCAATGCGGATTTAGATATAGGGTTTTTGTGATGGGAACAAATGATGATTACGTGGCGTTTTTTAATCCTGAAATAATTAATGTATCAAAAGAGGAATGCCACATGATTGAAGGTTGCCTTTCTTTCCCACTATTAGGTTTAAGAATTACACGACCATCAGAAATAGGTGTTCGATACCAAGATTTTAATGGTGAATGGAAAGGTGCCACTTTTTCTGGCATATCTGCTCGTTGTTTCCAACATGAGCTTGACCACATGAATGGAATAGTGTATACTAGTAAAACTAAACCAATGGCATTACAATCAGGTTTACAAAAAAGAAATAAACTATTGAAAAAAATGAAATTGAGATAATGGCAACTCCTATTGAATATGTAGAAGAACAATGGCAAGCTTGGCAAGAAAAAAATCCTGCTTCAAAATTTGAACACATTGATGAAGATGAAATGAAAAAAGTCCTAATTCAGGACTTAACATATGCTTCTCAAATGGATGTGCGTGAATATACTTTATATCAAAAATGGTGTGAAGTAAAAGAACGGTATCCACAACACGAAGTTTCTACTTTGTGGGGACAAGAAATGCAAATGGTTGATCCTAGTCAACGAGATATGATCAACGAAGTAAAATCCAATTTCTGGACGCCAAAAAATCCGGATGATTATGAAAAGTTACAACCAATCATGGTACTGTCAAATGGACCTGAAGCCGAAAGATGGAATGCCATCCGTACCTTTTCATCCACAATGAAAAACAATTCTAACATCGGTCGTAATCTCTATTATATTGTTACCGATGAAGTTACAAAAAAATATCTTGGTGTTATTTGTATCTCCTCAGACTTTCTGGACTTGACTCCGAGAGATAACTCAATTGGATGGTCAAGAGATGTTAAGACACAGCAACACATGATTAATCATACGGCAATCGGTTCCACAATCGTTCCGTTACAACCACTTGGTTTTAATTATATGGGTGGCAAATTATTGGCTCTGATGTGTTTATGTGATACGGTTCAAAAAGATTGGAAAAAACAATACGGTGATGTTCTTGCTGGAGTTACCACAACATCATTATATGGTAAAACGAAAGCAAATGGACTATCACAATATGATGGCCTTGAACACTGGAATGCCATGGGATTCTCCTCAGGTTCAGTTGCATTTGAACCATCACGACCAACTAAGAAATTGGTATTTGATTGGATAAAAGAAAATCATACTCGTAAATATTTTGAGTGGTGGGAAGCCAAGAACACACAAGGACTACCACTAAAACGTGACCACAAAAATAGGTCATTAAACTTTGCTTACTCAAAACTACAAATACCAAAAGAATTAATTCGTACCGAACACCAACGTGGTATCTATTTTAGTCCTTTATATAATAATACTAGTGAATTTCTACGCAAAGAAATTACAGAAGATAAACTAGTAAAAGCATTTGATACCAGCGAAGAAACTTTATCCAATATTTGGAAAACAAAATATGCCAAAGGTCGTATTCGGCAATTACAAAAGAAAAATAATGTTTCATATGAAACACTTTTCTATGATGATTTAATTGATTTAACTTGGGAACAAACCAAGGCAAAGTATTTGCCACAAGTTGGCAGATGAACAAGTATACCACACATATACTTGACACACACACATATATAATGTTATGATGTGAAAACTTGCAATACGCAAGGTTATTATTAACTTACTATGGAGTTTTATTATGAAAAAGCAATTATCCGCTAAACAAAAGATCCTCAATTATCTTAGCAAATCCGAAGGTTACAACACTTTAACCACAGCACAAGCTCGTGCTCGTTTTGGTATTCAAAACGTATCGGCTCGTATTGATGAATTGCGCCAAGAAGGTCACTGCATCTATACTAACACAGTTCGCCGTTCTGACGGCAGTTCAGTTCGTGCCTATCGCATGGGTAAACCAACTAAAGCTTTGGTTCGTGCAGCTTTATCTGCTGGTTATAGTTTTAACTAAACCATCGATTACTGAGGGAGTGCGTTTATAACGTAACTCCCTTTTTTTTAATTTTCGGAGAACAAATGGAAATTTCAATTAAAAAAGAAGAATTACAAAAGAAAAGTCTGTTCGTAGCCACGCCAATGTACGGTGGCATGAATCATGGGCTGTATATGAAAGCTTGTTTAGATTTACAAGGCCTTTGCATGCAATATGGTGTGCAAGTGAAATTTTCATTTCTTTTCAATGAATCATTAATCACTCGTGCTCGAAATTATTTGGTTGATGAATTTATTCACCGTTCTGAATGTTCACATATGTTATTCATTGATTCGGATATACATTTTAATCCACAAGATGTAATTGCTTTATTGGCCATGGACAAAGATGTTTCTGGTGGTCCTTATCCCAAGAAAGCAATTAAATGGAAGTCCGTTAAAACTGCCGTAGCCAAAAACCCGGACATTGATGCACAAACCTTAGAAAAGGTTACTGGTGACTATGTGTTTAATCCTGTAAAAGGTACTGCACAATTTTCTGTTACAGAACCATTAGAAGTATTAGAAATTGGTACCGGTTTTATGATGATTAAACGTGATGTGTTTAAGAAAATGGAAGAAGCATATCCAATGATTCGTTATAAACCAGACCATGTAGGCCAAGCACACTTTGACGGCACACGATACATTCATGCTTTCTTTGATACAGTCATTGATACCAAAGATAGTATTGTTGGTGGTGGTTCTGATCGTTACCTGTCAGAAGATTATATGTTCTGTCAGATGTGGCGTAAAATTGGCGGCAAAATTCACTTGTGTCCTTGGATGAGAACATCTCATATTGGTACATATCATTTCCAAGGAGATATGCCTGCTGTGGCTAATTTTGTTGGAGAAATGTAATGAGTAATGTGAATGGTCCTTTTGGTTATAAGATTGCAGATGAAGTGAAAGTTTCCCAAAATGCAACCACGGGCGGCCGTAAATTTGATGGTGGTAAACTACAATATGGATTATTACCGCCAGCTGCATTAAAAGCAACAGTTGAAATCCTTACGTTTGGTGCGGAGAAGTATGAACCAGACAATTGGAAACATGTGCCAGATTCTAAGCGTAGGTATTTTGATGCAATGCAAAGGCACCTATGGGCTTGGAAAGAAGGAGAGATTAATGATCCTGAATCTGGTAAACATCACTTGGCACACGCAATGTGCTGCTTGATGTTTTTGTATGAACATGATACAATATATTCGAAGCAGTAAATTTTATAATGGAGAAAACAATGAAGTTATCAAACGAAACATTAACAGTATTACAAAACTTTGCCAAATTAAATTCTGGTATTCAATTCAAAACCGGTAATAAAATCAAAACAATTTCCACAGGAAAAAATGTTTTGGCCGAAGCCACACTAAAAGATTCTTTCCCACAAGATTTTTGTGTCTATGATTTAAATAAATTCCTGACCATTCATTCGATTGGAAAAGATACAGATATTGACTTTGATGACATCAATATTATTTTCAATTTTGGTCGCAATAAAACCAAATATCGTAAAACGGAAAAAGAAAGTATTCTGATTCCACCAGATAAAGAATTGACATTACCCTCTGTTGATATTACCTTTTCTTTATCTAAAGAAGATTTTGATTCTACCATGAAAATCACAAGCGTATTACAATCTCCTAATCTTGTTGTCGAATCAGAAGGTGATGTAATCAATTTAACCAGTTGTGATGTTAAAGATTCATCTGCTGATACAAACACTATTCAAGTTGGTACAGGCAATGGCCAAAAATATAAAATGGTGTTCTTAACAGAAAATTTAAAAATGATTCCTGGTTCTTATGATGTAGAAATCTCATCAAAAGGTCTTTCTTTGTTTAAGAACAAGAACCAAGATATCCAGTATTTTGTTGCAACTGAAGCCAAGTATTCTAAATTTGGAGAATAATATGTTATTAAATTTTACAGATGCACAAACAAAACAATCCATAGCAGTAAACCCCAATTACGTTGTGGTTGTTTTTGTTAACAAAACTGAAGAAGGTGAATTTACTGTTATAAACACCACAACAGGAAACGTAGTGGTTGATATGAGTTTTATTGAAGTTGTTGGTATGCTTCAAGGTGAATTAAAATAATTGTAGTTCAAATGATTGTTGTAAATTATATTATGGGAGTTGTGAATGGAACATTTGTTATGGGTCGAAAAATATCGACCACAAAAAATTGAAGATTGTATTCTTCCAGATGCGATCAAGGAAACTTTTCAGGAGTACGTTAAGAGAAAAGAAATACCAAATCTTCTTTTATCTGGTACGGCAGGTGTTGGAAAAACAACAGTTGCTAAAGCATTGTGCAATGAGGTTGGTTGCGATTACATTATCATCAATGGTTCTGATGAGTCTGGCATTGATGTCCTCCGTAACAAAATTAAAAATTACGCTTCTTCAATGTCGCTCATGGGTGGCCGAAAGGTTGTCATCATTGATGAGGCTGATTATCTCAATCCTAATTCAACTCAACCTGCTCTACGGGGAGCCATTGAAGAATTTGCATCAAACTGCTCATTCATTTTCACATGTAATTTCAAAAATCGTATCATTGATCCGATTCATTCCCGCTGTTCTGTTATCGATTTTAAAATCAACGGTTCTAAACCAAAATTGGCGTCACAGTTTTTTAAGCGGGTTGAAAACATTCTTTCACAAGAGGGAATCAAATACTCCAAAGACGTTGTTGCAGCCGTCATCACGAAACACTTTCCTGACAATCGAAGAATTCTTAACGAACTTCAGCGATACTCTGCTTCTGGCACCATTGATTCTGGTATCCTTTCTAATGTTGCTGATATACAACTTGAAGTCTTAATCAAAGCTCTCAAAGAAAAAGATTTTGCGGCTGCTCGTAAATGGGTCACCAATAATTTGGATAATGACCCAATCAAAGTATATCGAAAATTGTATGATTCTTTGTATGAAGAATTAACACCAGATTCGGTACCTCAACTAGTTCTCATTCTCGCCAAGTATCAATACCAATCTGCATTTGTGGCCGACCACGAAATCAATATGATAGCCTGTTTAACAGAGATCATGGTTGATTGTTCTTTTAAATAAGGAGAAATTATGGATCGTTCACAGATGATGGACATTCTCGGCCGTATGGGTGAGAAATATGTTAGCAACTATTTGGCCAAAAAAGGTGTTATTGTTGAGCAAGCACTTAATCATTTTGATAGTAAGAAAGATTTGACCGGTGATGGTAAAACTATTGAAGTAAAAACTCAAGTACCTTTTATCAAAGAAAAAGCAATTACAATCAAACCAAATCAATTACGTAAATGTCGTGGCGTGGATGAATTATATTTTGTCACCGTGCCTGCGGCTCGCCACAGTTACAAATATGCCGGTTGGTTATTTAAAGTTGATCCAAAAGCTTTTAAAACAAGAAACTATTATACCAAAGATGGTCGTGATATGGTTTTGATTGATATTGAACAAGAAGCAGTTACACCTATTCAAAAAGTTGATGATGACACATTGACAGAAATGATGAAATATACGGTATCGGGGTATTAAGATGCCAGATTTATTTAAAGAAATTCTTCCATCTATTCTGGAGAAGAAAAAAAGTGTATTTCGTGATGAGTTGGATTATAAGGATTACAACCCATATATTATCAACCGAGCCTTGTCCTATCACATGGACTGTGTGTTATATGTCAATGAACTAAACAAGCATCCAGGTCTAGAAAAAGACCTTCAATATCAATATCTTCTAAATACCATCAGACCAATGAAACGGAAATTCCAACCGTGGCAGAAATCAGAGGTCGACAAGGATATAGAATGTGTAAAGATATATTTTGGTTACTCCAATGAAAAAGCCAAAGAGGCTTTACGACTTCTTACTGATGAACAAATCGCTGAAATAAAAAGAAAAACAGATAAAGGCGGAGTTAAGTAATGATTAATATTACAGATTTGGTTGAAGTGACTTTGAATCAACAAGATGATTTTCTAAAAGTTAGAGAAACACTCACCCGTATTGGTGTCGCTTCAAAAAAAGAAAAAATACTATACCAATCTTGCCATATTTTACACAAACAAGGCAAGTATTACATTGTACACTTTAAAGAATTGTTTGCTTTAGATGGCAAACCAACAGATATTAGTGATAATGACCTATCACGCAGAAATACCATTGCAAACTTGTTACAAGATTGGGGTCTGATAACTTTGGTTGATAAAAAATCAACACAAACACCAGAACCTATATTCCTATCACAGGTTAAGATTCTTTCTCATAAAGAAAAGGGTGAATGGCAATTGGTACCAAAATATAATATTGGTAATAAAGTCAAAAAAGATAATTTTTAATACCAAAAGTATTGACATTTAAAGTCAAATGTGTTATAAATATGGATGTAGGTGCCTTAGGGGCCTATAATTTTGATTAACTCGCTTAAACTAAGGAGCATATAAACATGACTACAAGTCTATTACCTTCCCTTTTTGATTTTCACAAGACCCTCGACCCATATACGGTTGGCTTCGACAAATTCTTTAAAGATATTGAAGAAGTTACCAAAACGGTTCAAAAGGCTGTGCCGTCATATCCCCCATACAATATCAAACAAGTAAGCAAAAACAAATATGTTATTGAAATGGCAGTTGCTGGTTTTGCCAAGTCTGATATTGAAGTAACACTTGAAGGCAATAAATTGGTCATCAAAGGTTCCGCTCAAGAAAACGATACTACAGAAGAAAATTTCTTATTCAAAGGTATCGCTAACCGCAATTTCACCCGTGCATTTACATTGGCAGATAAGATTGAAATCAAAGATGCCGAAATGGTAAATGGTATGTTACGTGTATGGTTAGAAAATTTTGTGCAAACTCAAGATGCCATTAAAAAAATTGCCATCAAGGAAAAGAAAGATGTCTAACTGGTGGCCCGTATCCGATGAGGAATGGGAACAGTTGAATTATCCAAAATTTCGGTAATAATATAGGGGGTTCTTGACATCCCCCTATTTCTATGTTATTATTATATTATGAAAAAAATGAAACCAAAATCAGTTCTCAAAAAAGTTCGTGCCAAAAATGGTACGGATATCTTCTATACTTACTCTAATTGGCCAATTGAAGAAATCGATGGCCAAAAATTTATTGCCGTTGTAAAACAAATGCCTGATCCAAAAAAGAATCAGGTGGTTCATTATATGAAAAAAGATAGTATGGAGTATGTGAAATGAGTTTTCTAGTTCAACACCAATTATTAAATAATCAAAAACGAAAGTTTGATCCTAAAAATAAAAAAGACATTGAATTATTTAAAATGTTTTTATCAGAAAATAGATGGAATGGACCTTGTCCTTTTCTTTTAGAAGAACCTCATACTGTAATACCAGAAATGTTAAAAGAAAAATATATTCGTAGTCAGTTTAACATTTCTGAACCTACACCAGAGATTTTAAAATGAATTGGTTAAAATATTCAGGATGTAATATTACGTTGAAATTAAATCCATTTCACTGGCGTATTAACTGTGCCTATAATAAAACAAATGAAGTTTGGGAAACAGATGCATTTGTTTTAGAATTGTTGCCTATCACTATACGAATATGGTTTGATAACGGATCTTGGTAAACCAAATGGGCCTTTAGCTCAGTTGGTTAGAGCAGAGGACTCATAATCCTTTGGTCGTAGGTTCGAGTCCTACAAGGCCCACCAAATTTTTAGGAATAAGAATGAAAGAAGATTATAAAATAGTTAAAAATGCAATAAGTTTTGATACATTAGACTTACTTAAAAATACAATATTGTTATCCAAAACTTTAAAGTATTATGAGAAAAATATATCTCAAGGTAATCTTACAGCTTTTGGTGATGAACAAAGCCCCGTTGGCTTTCCATTTTATGGTGAAATAATTTGTGACGCTTTGGCTGTTTCATTAATACCATTAATGCAAGATGAAACAGGATTAACATTATCACCAACATACACATATGGTAGAATTTATTGGAAAGGTTCTACGTTAGAAAAACATACAGATAGACCAAGTTGTCAATATAGCACCACACTTTGTATTGATAATGATCCAGAACCATGGCCAATTTATATGGCAGGTAAAAAACTGATACTTGAGCCAGGAGATATGGCGATATATAAAGGATGTGAAGTTGAACATTGGCGAGAACCTTATGAAGGCAATCAACAAATACAATTGTTTTTACACTATGTTGATGCTAATGGTATCTACAAAGATTGGAAATTTGATAAACGACCGTTATTGGGGATGAAAAAATGATTAAAGAATCAAAAGCAACTAAAGCTAGAAAAAGTAAATCAGTAGATATTTCTTCTATTGTTATTGCACCTGAAGTAGAGAAAAAAACTCCTTTAGAAAAATATAGTAGAGAACGAGTTAAAGATTATTCACATTCATTTAATTGGCATTTAACTGATGTTATCAATGAAAATTGGGCTTATATGAATGGCCTTTTTAATGAAGATGAATGTGATAAGATTATAGAAATAGGAAAAACAGGA